AACCCCAAAACTAGTGAAATACTTATTTTAAGGTGTGAACTAGAAAAAACCTACTTTACATTAGTTATCACACGATAAATCATATATTTTTTAAAAGGTTATCACATATTTAATACCTTATACATATCATATATGTAAGAGGTGATATTATGACAAATAGAGATATGGAGATTTTAGAATTTTTAACATTAAGTAGAATATGTACTAGAAAACAAGTGCAAGAATTATTGTTTGAAAATAAGCATCAAAATGTACCTTTGAGAAGATTGAAAAGATTAGCTGATGATGGTTATGTAAATAGAAAAATGTTTAAAGTAGAAAATACTAGAAGTGTTTATGTTTATTATTTAGACAAAAAGCCAAGTAAGAAATTAGTGGAACATGATCTTTATATAACTGATTTTCTTGTAAAATTAATTAAAAACAATTATGAAATTATAGAATTTAAGAAAAATTTTTCTTTAGGCAATATAATTTCTGATGGTTATATAAATGTAAAAAAGAATAACAGAACAAAAAAAATATTATTAGAAGTACAATTAAGCCCACATGATTGTATTAGTAAGTATTACAATTTCAAAGAAGTTATAATTAATAATACAAATTGGGAGGTCATGCCTTTGCTTTACGTTATTAACAATCAAGGTTTGAATAAAAAATTAATAGATATGAAAGTTATCTATGATAATGTAAAGATTGAAAAGGTTGGTGAAATAATTGGTTAAATTATTTGTAAATGGCATTTTTAATGCTGCTAATTCTTTATATAATATGATTTTCAAAATAGATCAATGGGATAGGTTGTTTTATGAAATTAAATTATGTAATAGAAGCGAAGAATATCCTTTATTGATTAACCAATGCGTAAATAAATATTATTTCACTATTCCAATAGGTTTAAATATAAATGATTTTATAAAACATAAATTAGACATAAGTACTTTTCTTAAAGTCCCAAAGAATAATTTAAAAATTGAATATAAAAACAATTTAGCATTAATTAGTATTACAGATGGTGTAATTAACAATAATTATAACGATTATTTGTTTAATGATAAAAAAGGTGTTCCAATAGGAATAGATTTAGATAATGGAAATATAGTCTACTGGAAATATTACTCACCTAATGAGTGTCATTTATTGATTGCAGGTGCAACGGGTAGTGGTAAATCAGTTTGTTTAAATGTTGTTATAAATAATCTTATTAAAAGAAAAGATGTTGAATTGTACATTCAAGATACTAAGTATATTGATTTATATAAATATAAGGATAAAGCTGTATACTATGGCGAAGGTATTAATGGTATAGAAGAAATATTAAACAGATTAATTAATGAAATGAATAAAAGATATCTTGAAATAAGAAAAAATAATAAAAAATTTAAATCAATATTTTTAATCATTGAGGAACTAGCTACCTTTGATCCTAAAGAAAATAAAATTATTTATAAGTTATTAGGTGAATTATTGTCTAAAGGTAGAGCAGCTAATATTTATGTAATATTAACAACTCAAACACCGTATGCTGAAGTTTTGCCAGGTTTACTTAAATCTAATATAAATACTAAAATAGGATTAAAAGTTAATACTAAAGAAGCAAGCAAAGTGGTTTGTGGAGATTATGATGCATTAACTGAACTTAGAGGCAAAGGCCATGGTAAAATATTTACAGCTACAGATACAAAAGAAATACAATGTTTTTATATCCCTAATGATTGTTAGGAATATGTTCCGATTGCAAATTTGTTATTGGGAATTTACACTATAATTGTAGATAAAATAATTTCTCATTTGAAACCCCAACGAGCAAAGGAATCGGTTTAATAACCTTTTCCGGAAAGGACTTACTTTTAGAGTGGGTCCTTCTTTTGCTTATTGGCTATGAAAGAGGGTGATTCCAATGTGGACTTAATAAAAAAACATTTATATTTTAATCGAATTTTAATTTTAAAAGTTATATGTGTATATAGTATTTAGAGGCACTTACCATTTTTTCTAAGGGGGTTACTAATTTGTAATCCCTTTTATTTTGTAAAAAGGAGTTTGAAAAGATGAAAATAAATATAAAAACTCCAGAAGGAGTTCATGCTGAACAAAGAGAAATCGAAGCTTACATAAAACATATTCATAAAAAATATCCAAATCGAGAAATTGAATATCTAAATATAACAATAGATGATAAAGGATATGTAGATTTAGAATATAAACTTGTTCCTGTTTCATTTGAAAGAATCAGAAGAATCACAGGTTATTTAAGTGAGGTTCGACAATTTAACGATGGTAAAAAAGGAGAACTTAGAGATAGAGTAAAACATACTTAAGAAAATTGAGAGGTATTAATATGCAAACAGAAATAATTGTTGCTATTATAGCATTTATAGGGACTTTAGCTGGTTCTTATTTTGCAAATAGTAAAACTACTGCAGTAATGCAAGAACAAATAAAAAGTTTAAAAGAAGAGATAAATATTTTGTCAACTAGAGTTGATAAACATAATAATTTAGTAGAAAGAATGTCTGCAGTTGAACAATCAACAAAGTCAGCACATCATAGAATAGATCACTTAGAAGGATAGGAGGTTCATCATGATAGATTTAAATGTTATTAACAGTTATTTAGTCATTGGAGTTGTATTAGGTTGTTGTGGAATAGGATATGTTATAAAAACTAGCTTTGACTTTATTCCAAACAAGTATATTCCTTTCATAATGGCTGTATTAGGTGTTGTATTAAACATAGCAATATCTAAATCATTTGATATGAATATTTTCTTAGGAGGGCTTTTAAGTGGGCTTTCTAGTGTAGGATTGCACCAAAGTTTCAAAGCTTTAATTGAAAATAAATAGGAGATGATATAATGTCAATAGTAAAACCAACAATCGTTGAAAAATGGCAAAAGAAAAACAAATATGGTAGACCTGGAACTCCATTAAATTATACAAAAGTAGCAATTCACTATACTGGTGAAGCAGATGTTAAAGGTTCTGCTACAGTTAACTATTTTAACAATGTAGTTGCAAATGGAACAAAAGTTAATGGTAAATATGTATATGCATCAGCACATTTTGTTATTGATCTAAACGGAACAATATATCAATTAATACCTCTAAATGAAATGTGTTATTGTACAAATTCAGCTAATAGTTACGCTATTGGAGTTGAAGTTGCAACAACAGGAAAAGATAATCATTACACAGATGCTACATATAAAAGTATGGTTCATTTATGTGCATGGTTATGCGACAGAAAAGGATTAGACTGTAAAAAAGATATAATAAGACATACAGATGTGGTGGGTAGAGCATATAAATTATGCCCAATATATATGGTTCTTAATCCTTCAAAATATGCTCAATTTAAATTGGATTGTTATAATTTAAAAGCAGGAAAGATAAAAGTATCAGATATAATTAACTGTACTAATGGAAAAGGAAAAGTCACAGTTATACCTACTACTGCTACTACTAAAACTAAATACATTAGAATATTAAAAGATGTAAATATACATAGCAAAGCTGATTTTAATTCAAGCAGTGTGGTAGGTAAAGTTACCGCTGGTGGAGCTTATACTGTAGTAGAAACTATAAAAAGAACTGGAACAGATATGTATAAATTAAAATCAGGAGTATATATCACTGCCAGCCCAAAATATGTAGAAGTATTTGAAAGATAAGTTTATTGGACGCGACCGATAGCGACCGATAATATTAAAAGCTAGGGGATACTCTCCTCTAGCTTAAGAATCGGTTGAGAATAAACAAAAAAGCTAAGGCTATCTGAAACCTTAGCTTATCTTTTTAATCAGGCATTTCTTCTTCCATTTTAAGAAGACTTTCTCTTACAATTCTTTGGTCTTCATCTTCTTCTATTTGTTCTGTATTTTTTACTTGTTTAGCAACTTGTGAAACATCACCAAGAGTTACATTAACTTGTATATTATTAAAGTCAATTTGTTTTAGGATATTCCACTCACTTAATATTACTTGTATTGCATCATTTCTGCTTGATAAATCTCTTTCTGCTTGAAACTTGCTTATCATATCCCAAAAATTTTCTTCTATATATACTGTACTTGATTTTTTTGCCATAATTAATCACCTTTAAAATTTTAATTTTGCAAACTTAAATAATCCAATTGCAGTAGCCATTTGAGAATTATCAACTCTATCAAAGTCATCAGAAGGTTCAAGATTTAAAGAAGTTCCACCTGCTAAATATAACTTCATTTCATCTTTGTTTAT